CCCCTCCATAATCGTAAGGGAGGTCTTCTATGCCAGATGAAAATGGCGTAGTCTCGCTCTTAACCGATGAATCTTCAGGTTTATACCTGTTGATTGCTCGGTTATTCGAGGTATTGTTTCAACTTTTCGCCTTGTTAGGCAATTAGAAGAACGATACGACCATTCGGTGTTAACTCCAATTGTAGCACTCGTCTACTCTGAAAGAGGAGTAGCAGAGGCGGTAGGTAGAAATACCTACTGAAAGTGGATGACATGTATTCCCTCAATATGAGGGTTTTACATGTGTCCTCCTTTGCAGTCTACTTAAGGGGTTATCACCGTCCCAGCTTGTAGCGGTCACTGCCACTCCCCCAAAAGAGGGGAGACAGTTGCCGTAAGGTTTCTGACCAGAACTCTGGAGACAGTAAACCGCTACTCGCTGTCCTTACTTTTTAGTGGGGTTTCCGTGCCTCTGCAACTCGACTTAGCCGGTTGAGAAGCTTGGCTTTACCTAGAGGCTTGATAACCTCTAAGTGTCAGCTGGCGCGAGCCAGTTGATTACTATTAATGCCTGCCAACATAGGAGTCTTAAGTATGGCTTCATCACCATACAATCGCACGAGGTCGAAGGGCGGTTTCGTCAATGTTCCTAACGAGGGAGCGTGGTACTATAACCCTACCTGCGCGGAAGCGCAGAGGTTCTTGTACCCACTCGCTGTTATGGAAACTGGCGTCCTCCAGACGACTTCGGACGTTGTGACTCCTGGGTTTAAGAAGATGAGTGGTCAGGGGAAGCTTATAGTTTCCCCTTACACGTCTACGCGCGAGACTCAGTCTGGCTTTGGATCCTATTCTAGGGTCCGTCAAGTCAATATTGAATCCTGCGCTGCAACGCATACTCATAACGAGTTCGATACCAAGGGCCCTGCTGCTTATTACATAAGCACCAATGGCACTCGGAAAACGCTCTCGTTTTCTTCTTTGATAACAGATGCTGAAATAGCCTCTGCTATTGGCACTGCCGCTACGCAAGCTTGGGCTAATAGTGCGGGGCATCAGGCCGGTATCTTACAAGATATCGCCGAGATGCGCCAAACTCTTTCGATGTTTACCCGCCCTCTGAACGCTATTCAGCCACTTCTCAAAGCTATGAAATCTAGCCAAGGGAAAGGTGTTCTGAAGAAGCTATCGGATGGTGGTAAGGCATCTGCGTCCTCTGCTCGCAACTTGTGGCTACAGTATCGCTACGGGATTCGTCCCTTGGTGAGCTCTGTAAATGGCATTCTGTTAGCTCTTAAGCAGCCAAAAGGTGTTCACCGACAAACTTATCGGGGTAACTACTCCGTTAAGCGAATCAGTTCTACACCTGGATCCTTTCCAGCTTGGGAGGTTAGTTTCAGCTATACCGATGACCATACTGACACTTTATACGTCAGAACTGGCCTCGTTATGGAAGAAGCTATCTCTCTATCCACATCTCTCGGTGTTGATGCAGGCTCTATGCTTGCATTACCATGGGAATTGGTCCCTCTCAGCTTTGTTGCTGATTGGTTCCTTAATGTGGGAAGCTTTTTAGAGTCCTTGGCTCCTGCGCTAACAAAAGATCCACTAGCCTCTTGGGTTGTCACTAAACGTGTCCAAACTCGGTCATGGAACGTGACCGGGACGACTGCGCTTAATGCCTCCTTGTGGTCAGTGGTAAGATCGGTCGTGGAGACCAGGTTTGCTGAGAAGATAACTACTTCTCGGCGCCCCGGTATTCCATTTCCTACCTTACGCCTCAAGCCCCAATCACTCGGTAAGGTCTTTAGTGACCTCCGAGGGGTTGATGCTTTTGCTTTGGCTGCCCAGCAGATGGGGCGACTCTTGAAGAGCTAATCTGGCCCTTCGAGTCACATCTGCTATATTTAGGGAGTAACTCCCGATGTCGCTCGTTTTCAACGCTAAAACCTACACCGCCGACCAGTTCGGCGTGGATGCCGTAGGGTATATCGGTGCCGCAAAGACTCTGTCGGTCAAGGATGACCTCCAGTTGTCTCGCGTTATCGCCAAACCCACCACGGTATTCAGTGGGGTAGCCCGTACCCTCGCGAAGCTGACGAGGACCTTGACGCTGACCGGCGCGCTTACCCCAACAGGGCAAGCTATCGTTACGATCGGCTTCTCGGTCCCAGTCGGCACTGCGAGCGCGGACATCGACGCACTGTGCAACGACATGGCAGCATGGCTCGCCCTGGCTAGCACGAAGACCCATGTCAAGAGCCAGACGATCAGTTTTTGATCACTCTGGCCCCTGTAGGGTTTTCATGTTCGCCGGACTACTCATTCTTGAGTGGTCTATGATCGTTGTTCCTTTTGGGGTGTTATACCTCAGAAGTAACTAAATCAAGGGGCAGATGCAATGTCTTCCAAGAGTCGTGCTTTAGAGCGTAATGTTCGCAAGTACGACAAAAATCTCGCTTCACAATCCTTTAGTACTTACCAAAGGGTTGTTGAGATTTTTGTGCAGGCTTACCCAAGCGAAGTTTCCAACAAGGTACTTGGTCTTTTACGAGCCAAGGACTTTGAAGGGCTTCTGTCTTGGGCTGATTCCTTTATGGGTGACGCAGTGCATGTCACCGCGGCTGAAGCTTATGCCGCGAATCAGTTAGTTGCACTTATCAAGAAGTACCCTTTCCCTGCACCCGATCTTAAGTCAAAAGCTTTTGATCGAGCGATTGGGAAATTCCTGTTAGCAGAGAAACGCTGCAGGAGGTACAACTTGAAGTTCCGTGGAGTAGGATACTCCAGGGTTCACCTCGGCCACATACTAGATCGTATGCGGCGTAGAATCGAGTACGTTCTGGGTGTTTCACCAGATCTAAGCTCGATATATGACAGAGGTTTGATTTCTGTCTATGGTGAGTGCAACTTTGGGCCTGGGGCGTCAATAGGTGTACACGGCCGTTCCACGAATCTGGCAAGAAAGCTTTTGGCAGAAACGTGGACGTGTACCCCTACTGCCCTACCATACGCCGTAGCTGCCATGTCACATGACGACCATATCTATGAATTGTTACTCAAAGATGGTGATCGCCCTGTGTGCATGGACTCATCTCTCTTGCAAAATGCAATTGAGAAGAGGGTGCGGCTGGTGCACTATAACAAGATTGTTACTGTGCCAAAGACCACTTTAGTTGATAGAACTATCGCGGTCGAACCGCTATTGAATGGATACCTTCAGAAGGGTGTTGACGTTTTTATGCGTCAACTCCTCAAGAGGGTTGGTGTTGATCTCTCTCGTCAAGAGAGGAATCAACGCCTCGCCAAGCTCGGTACAATTGAGCAAAACGATCCATTTGTTACCATCGATCTCTCACTTGCGTCTGACAGTGTATCGTCAGCCGTTGTGCGAGAGCTCCTGCCTCCCGACTGGTATCATTTTCTTGATGCCATAAGGAGTCCGGGGTACATGCTTCCTGGATCTGACTCAGTTGTCAGATACGAGAAGTTTGTCTCGATGGGAAACGGTTTCTGCTTCCCTTTAGAAACGCTATTATTTGCGTCTGTCTGCGCACTATATTCAAAGCCGGTAGACTATTCTGTCTATGGCGACGATATAGTAGTGAGACAGTCCGTTGCCCAAAAGGTCATTAAAACCTTATGGTGCCTCGGATTCAGACACAACCCTGATAAGACCTTTCTTTCGGGTCCCTTTAGGGAGTCTTGTGGAGCAGATTGGTTTGCAGGGCGTGATATACGCCCGTTAACGCTTGATTATGAACTCGATTCTTTGAGTTCAATTATCAAGTTTCATAACATGTCGTTGAAGAAACCCTTGTGGGGTTCCTTCTTCTCTGAGGTACGTGAGTACCTCCGAGAAATGGTTCCTTTGGAGCTCCGATTTTGCCGCCCTTTCGAGGGCGACGTTTTTGGAGCTTTCGAGGTCCCTTTAGACATGTTTCAATCAAGTCCTTTCTCACACTGGAATAGAGATATTCAAGCGTGGGGCTGGTACGAGATTGCGCTTAAAGGCGTCCCTGATAGGGAAGCTTCTAGGCATGACCGTTATCCAACGGTGTTAACGATGGCTGCTGTCAGAGGATCTCTGGCCAGTATGCCATTTGCGAAACGTCGGTTGACGTCGCAGTCCGTAAGACGAAGGTCTTACGCGGGAGCCGTTTCAAATTGGCTTCCGCCTGTCTGCTAGTTAGTTACTAGCAGACAGGGTTGACGAGTCGCCTGAAAAGCCGGCCACGTCAGAGGAACCCTAATCGGGTTTAATGGGGACGCTTTATGCAGCGCATCCC